CATAACAATAGCTAAAGGCATGACTGGCCATATCGAAATAAAAGGAGTGCACTGCTCCATTCGTGGCGATGTTGGTGGCGATGTTGATGGCGATGTTGGTGGTAATGTTTATGGCATTGTTAATGGCTCTTGAAGTTGGAGTGGTAAATTATGAGCGTTATATTAAGCAATAGAATGAAGACACCTGATGGAACAATACTAGAATCCATCAATCGTCACGACTATGTTACGCATATAGATGCTAACGGCAAAAAGTATATGCTAGATGGTGGCTGTGATTATGTTAGATGCTCTGCTAACGGTGATGAGGAAATGCTAACTGTCACCTCAGACGATAGCCATGAAGTGATAAGAGAAGTGGTCAAGTGGGGAACTTACGGCAAGGATGGTGACGAGCCTTTGAGGCATGTGACAATTGCTGGCTTAAACCCATACCACCTTAGAGCTATCTTGGACACGCAGCAGAAGAATATGCGTCCAGCTTTGTACAAAGTGATGCGGGATGAGGTAAAGTTTAGAAAAGAGTGGAAGAAAAAACAGGAGATGATTAGTTAATGAAACCCACCCTAGCACTCTTTGCCGGGCATGATGCAAACATATCAATTTACGATGGTGAGAAAGTCTATAGGCTTGAATTCGAAAAGGTTACTCACCAAAAACATTTTGCCTGTTACACCATGCTTAAGGCTCGCACAGGTAGAAGCAACAAAGAAAATTGCAGACGAGGCTTTTGGCGGGCCCTTGAGCATTTAAAGCGCGACTATGGATTTGATAATGACTTCGGTATTATCCTGTCCAAAGACACCAACGGGCGTACAGTTGATGAGGAGATAGGCGAACTTCTTAACGACGAATTTAATTTTGAGATGTTGGGCGTTTACAACAACCACGATCATCACAAACTGCATTCGTTGTCAGCCTATCATCAGTCACCATTTGAAAACGCTATGTGTTTTTCGTTTGATGGTGGAGGTGACAATTATTTTGCAGCCGTTCACGGAATAAAAAATTACACTGTGAATCATACTAAAGGAATGGTGGCTAATCTGGGCTGGTTGCTGAATCGCTTACCTGGGCAGTTGTTTCAGCACACCCTGTTTAAAGACAACCAGATTGACAATGCTGGTAAAGTCATGGGGTTGAGTGCGTACGGATCATATGGTGAAGATACGTTCAAGCGATTCGAATACTTTTTTAAGTATCGGTATCCTCTCATGACCATGGAGAGCAACGACGATTGGAAATTTGGTCAGCATACTATTAACGAGTACGCAAAATATTTCAAAAGGAGACCACACATAACACTCGAAAGCGAGATTCAGATTGCGTGGGAACTCCAAGAAATATTTCGCATCAGTGTTAAAAGAATGCTTGACGAGTTCGTTATGCCTTACATCAAAGACTATGACAACAATTTGGTCTTGTCTGGTGGTTGTGCCATGAACGTGGTAGCTAATCAATGGATACGAGTAAACTATCCTGAGTTGAACGTATATGTTCCACCAGATCCAGGCGATGCTGGGTTGAGTCTTGGGATGCTAGTAGAAAAGTATGGCGCTGATTTGCCTAAGGTCGAATCATCTCAATACAGTGGTGTTAGACTATTAGAGGCTGATGATCTAGGCGAGATCCTGCCAAGTTTGAATGCCGTAGAGACTTCTATTGAGGAGATGGACGAGTTGCTGACCGAAGGGCAGATTCTAGGCTTTATCTATGGTGGTGTTGAGAATGGTCCTAGAGCCTTATGTCACCGCTCAATTCTAGCCGATCCATCTATTAAAGGCATGAAAGACACCATTAATCTTAAGGTAAAGAACCGAGAGTGGTATCGCCCATTTGCACCTGTGTGTAGAGAAGTTGATGTTGAAACATATTTTGAAAGCCCGTCATATGATAATCTTGAGGCTATGAGCTATGCTTTGACCACAAGAGAGGAGTATCGTGAGGCTCTAGCCGCTGTGACTCACGTAGATCATACCGCTAGAGTTCAGGCTTTGACTCGTGAAAATTCTCCGTACATTTATGATTTACTGTCCATGCGAGAATCTAAAGTATTGTTGAACACCTCTTTTAATCTAGGCGGGTATCCTATAGTCAATTCAATAAAATATGCCAAACAGATGCTTGACACCACGGAGCTAGATGCCGTGATAGTAAGCCACGAGGAAAAATTATGGATTATACGCTAAAGAAATGGGCCAGTTTATCAGCCTTACATGATACGATCCAGAATTCTAAAAATGGTGAAAAAGTGGTAAAATTCAATGGCTATGAGTTATGGACTAATAAATATCGCTATGGGTTATCAACAGTGTTAACCCGTACACCCATTAAGGAATTAAAAGATGTATGAATATAAAACAAGACTGGTAAAAGTGGTTGATGGTGATACGGTTGATGTGGATATCGATCTAGGTTTTGGTATCTGGTTAAAGAAAGAACGAGTACGAATCATGGGCATTGATACTCCTGAATCTAGGACTCGTGACAAGGTAGAAAAGGTATTTGGTAAAGCAGCGGGTAAACGCCTCAAAGAATTACTGGGTAAGAATCCTATTCTGAAAACACAAATTGCTCGGGATGGTGAAGACAAGAAAGGCAAGTTTGGGCGCATCCTTGGTGACTTTGATGTATATGATGCAACGTCTGACAGTTGGCGCCCCGTTACTGTTGTGATGGCTGAAGAAGGGCATTGTGTCCCATACTTCGGTGGATCTAAAGAAGACACTCAAGCCTCACACATGGAAAATCGTCGCAAGTTGATTGAGGCTGGTGTGGTCAATATGACATTAGAAGCCGCTGGTTTGTAATGTACCTCTGTATCTGCAATAGAATCACCGAATCTATGCTCGCAGAAAACTCGTTCCTCCTCGCCATGATCGGCTCCAAGTGCGGCAAATGCCTTGAATCTGGGTCGGTTGACGATGGGGAACGAGTCTCCTATATAACTAATAGTTCTAAGCATATAACAAAATAGTCTAAGAAATGTGTTGCTAAAACACCTCTTACCTGGTATAATAGTCAGGTAAACAAGAAAAGAGGTGCTGTATGATTGTCAAAATGAAATGTAACTGGTCGTGTGACCGCCCAGTGATTGAGATCTTCAAAGAAGGTACCTATGGTCCTGTCAAGGTTGGTGAAGGGTTTACTCCTAACTTCCTAGCGTATCATATCCTTGCCAATGGTGGTCCTGCTCCGGAGATACGTGGCTTTGTTCCGGAAACTCACAACGCTCTCTGGGATGATACGTGTGACCTCCTATGAAGAAAAAAGAAGGGTATTACCAGTTTCCTCTGGCTGATGAAGGTCTATGGGGCAGTAAGGAAGCCGAGTTAATCAAGCGTAGGCGTCTCCAGATGCTCGTCCACAGTTGTTTGTACTACGCGCTAGACGAAAACATCTGGTCAGATCACCAGTTTGATGCTGCTGCTAAGGANCTGGCTCAGTTGATGACCGATTATCCTGACGCATATTCTGATCGTTTTGACGAATATTTCAAAGGCTGGGACGGAAGTTCTGGCTATCACTTGCCACACCGTGATCCATGGGTGTTTTCAGCCGCACAAAATCTTCTAAACAACCCGAATCTTATAACAAAATGATCTAAGAAATATGTTGACAAAACATGATATAGCTGGTATAATAGTCACATAAATTAAGAAAAGGAGAGCGATATGGGTACATTAGTTGATACCAAAACAGGTGAGTTTCTTGAGACTGGTGATGCTGGTAATTTGTTAGAGTATGTAAATGCCCTTGAAGAAATGGGTGTGGTACACAGTCTTAGAGTGTACCTTAGTGATGAAGCTTATGGAGAAGTAGAATGAAGATGGCAAAGGTAACGTTCGAAGAGTTCACCGCAATCCCAGCGGCTAAGATCAATATGTTTATTGATTATGTACTGGATTTCTATGGTCCGACTGGTCCTTATGCCGATGAGTTCATTTTCGAAGAAAGTGATGTTCGCATGGGTTTGTATCAGCGTCTTATGTGGCGAAAGGATTTAGACTTCGAGGGTGACTCGCGTGACCGTGAGATCGTCCGAGATATGGTCCTTGATGCTTGGGCGATGCGAGCCCGAAGAGGAGTTCTGTAATGTACAAGTATTACAAGCGTCAAATCCCTATCCATGATTTTCTTATGATGTACGGTGATATTGATGTTCAGCCTGTAGGGCAACGTCTTGACACCGAACTAAAGTTTGAGAGTGGCAGTAAAGAAACAAAAGCCCAAGGAATCGTTGGCTCGATACTAAGAGGCATTGATCTAGGTCAAATCACTGTACACGAATGTCATGATGGCGAGTTTGTATATGTGAGTATCGATGGTGGTCATCGTAAACGATACATCAAAGCTTTTTTTGAAAACGAGTTTCGTGTGAATGGTAAGTACTTTCGTGAGTTAGATAAAGAAGAGAAAGATCTTTTCTTGGATACTGAGTTAACGTTCTGTATTTACTCAAGCCTAAATGTGTGGGACATCGGTTATATTTTCCGTTCGCTCAATAAGACGACTGACGTAAATCATCAAGAGATGCTTAACTCGTACGGTGACATTCCAATCGCAAATGCTGTGCGTGAAATGGTGCGCCGCGTGACTGGCATTAACAACGAGTTTCACTCACTCTTTGATTATACGCATCGTGAGGATAAGCCGCGCAATTTCATCAACCTGCAGTTCGACAACAAGCGACTTCGAATCGATGAGATTGTGGCTCGCATCTATTGTCGTTACTATGACGGTGGTGGTATAGGGCGAAGTGATGATCTAGCCCTTGAAGAAATGTACGAAGCTGATCTGAGTCAGGAAAAGGTAGAAAAATTGACTGCTAAAGTCATTAATTGTCTTAATTTCCTTGAGTCAATGGCATCAATTCGCAAATTGTATAACAACAATTCAGGGCTGAATCAGAAAGAGTTTTCGTTATACACTCGGATCTGGATGTACATGGAGAAAGAGTATCACAAGTTCAAAATTAATGACAATGAACAGTTTTATTTAACTATTTCTCAACAAGCCGCTGAGTTCTTCAAGCCCTATGACAGCCAAGAACCAGAACTCCAAAAGACCTCAAAGTTCGACGCTAACAAAAGCAGAGGTCAGCAGTTCGCAGCTTCTCTCGGCGAGTATGGTAAGTCAGAACGAAATCGCGAGGCAATCTTCACCACATTGATGTGGCTAATCGAGCGAATCGATATGGCTAAACTTGTCACTTTGCAAGATTCGAAACGACTCTTTCCTCGTGAGTGGCGTGAACTAAAACTTGCTGAACAAGGTTACAAGTGTGCGATTGATGGTAAGCCTTTGACTATGAAGAACGCTCAAGGCGGGCATATCATCTCTCATACCAATGGAGGTCGGACGACTTATGACAATCTGGTGATGATCAGCGCCGAGCATAATCGTAAGATGGGATCTTACTCGTTAGACGACTATCTACTTCTGCTTAAACGTCAGAAAGCAGCCTAAGTTCACGGCACCGAGGGAGCGAAAACTGCTAAAAATTGCTATGATCCCTCGGTGCAAATTAATTTAAAATAAGTGTTGACAAATCATTTTTTATCTGTTATAATAACATCTGTTATTTAAAATCAAAATAGGAAATATATTATGAGTCATGAAGTCGAAGTTGTAAATGGTGTTGCTCAAATGGCGTTTGCAGGGCAAGTTCCATGGCACGGTCTTGGAACTAAAGTTGCACCTGATCTAACTCCACGCCAGTTTCAAAAGGCTGCTGGATTGAATTGGGGTGTCACCAAACGCCCATCGTTTGTCACTTATGACGGTGAGATGATCGAGACCGGTACCAACGCCCTGTTGCGTGATACTGATAACTCGGTTCTCGCTCCGATGGTTGGTGACGGCTGGGAACCTGTCCAGAACGACGAAGCGTTTGACTTCTTCGGTGAGTTCTGTGCTGCGGGTGACATGGAGATGCACACTGCTGGTTCTCTCAAGGGTGGGCAGATTGTCTGGGTTCTAGCGAAGATCAAAGAGTCTTTTGATGTTCTCGGTGAGGACCGTGTTGACAACTATATGCTGTTCTCTAATCCTCACCAGTACGGTAAGTCTGTCAACGTTCGAATGACACCAATCCGTGTAGTGTGTAACAACACTCTGACCATGAGTCTTGGGTCGAACAGCAAAAACGAGGTGAAGTTGAACCATCGTCGCGCTTTCAATCCTGAGATGGTTAAAGAGCAGATGGGGCTAGCCCACGAGAAGTTCGCCATGTACAAGGATGCTGCTCGCTTTATGGCTAGCAAGCGTACCAGTGAAGCGGGTTTGATCCAGTTCTTCAATGATGTGTTTCCTGCGGCTAACACTAAAAAGAAGGAAGTAAAGACCTTTGCTGAGTTGTCTACTACCGCAAAGAACGCCTACAGCGTACTGGAGACGCAGCCAGGGGCTGATTTAGCACCCGGAACGTGGTGGAATGCTTTGAACGCGGTAACGTTCACTACTGACCACATCGTAGGGCGGTCGGCTGATACTCGAATGACTAGCGCATGGTTTGGTGCTAATCAGGCTCGCAAGATCGTTGCGACCAACCGAGCGATTGAGCTGGCTGAAGTAGCATGAGTAGCAGTATGACTCCAGGAAAGGAAAAGTTGGGGGCGATCGGTGAAAAGATCGCCCGTAACTTCTTCATCCGACAAGGAGATACCGTAATAGACTCTATTGATCCCTATGATCGACGTAAAGATTTTACGCGCAATGACCGGTTGGTTGAGATCAAGACACTCCAGCCCTATGTGTACAAGAATTGCTTTGGAATCGGTCTGTCTCAGATCCACAAGTGCCATAAAGTGGACGAGTTGTATGTGGTCTCAGTACCGCCTGCAATTCGACCCGACTATTTCGCGGGTGGTAAGATGTACTTTATTGATAAGACCGCACATCATTTCACCTATACCACTCGGTTTGGTGAGGATATGTTCGGTATTCCTATCAAACAAGACGCCGTTCAGTTGATCACTGAGTTGGATAATGAGGAGATAGACCAACTGAGGCTTTATACTGAATCAGCCTATGCTTAGATCAAAATGTTCTAAGAATTATGTTGACAAAACACCATTTTCGCTGTATAATAGTATCTTGAGAAATTGAGGAGAAGTTATGTTTAAAGACTATAAAGATATCCCCGCCAAGTACCGTCGCGTCATTCTGGACGAGACCCTTGAGAAGCGGATCAAGAATATACCTCTAGCCGAATGTATCGAGATCGTTGAAGATTACATTGAGTTTGAAAAGACCAATGAATCTCTTAAGAACTATGAAATCATTGTGGCTAAGAATGGTCGTTCGGCCACTTATGTCTTCACCGATTGTGATGAGGCGTTTAGAAAGTTGGATGAGATTATCGGATATGTTGATAAAGACAAAAACATATTGGCTATACTCAAACAAGCTGATCGGATCATTCGTGGTTATGTAAGAGGCAGATGGATTCAGAATCCGCCCAAAGATAAAATTATTGTTAAGCAAATGGAGAGAGTGTAATGGAAAATACAATTAGTGTTATGCAGATGTCACAGTGTTCCGACGATGTGGCTATTGATCGTGTGAAATATTTTTACGGCGATTTGCGAGACATCTATGCTGATGTTAAAAATTGTGCATTGACCTTTGCGCGTGAGTATGATCTTACTAGTGGCAAACAATCTTTGGTTGAAATGAAAGAAAACGTCGAAGGGTTGCCTTCTGCTTATATATACAGTGAAGAGAAGATAGAACATATGTTCTTCGCAACCAGACAAGGAGGTCCAAACTTATGAAAGTACAGTTTGAAAATATGTGGACTGTAGGAGATGAAATTCATCTCCTTCCCAGTTTATCTGTGGTATATTCTCCAGGAAGATATTTCTTCTATGCGGTAGAGTTTTCCTTCCTTACTCATAGGCTCATGATGTCCAAATCTCATGCAGACTGATGTGCCATCTCCATGTATTGGCGTCTGTGTTTTAGACGCCCGGTGGGGGCAGATGTGTGTGGGTTGTCATCGCTTTGTGATTGAAATTAATAATTGGATGTATTATGATAACACAGAAAAGCAGCAAATTGTTGACAGGATTCAATCGCTTAGGGAGGAAGATACTTCAGAATATCCAGATTATCGGTGATGTTTTCATAGTATTATTAATCTTAGCGACTTTCTTTGGACTACTGAAATACATATCTACAGATGAGACGAACCCCCGACCAATTGAGGAAACAACGACAATTGAAACGTCACCTACGCAACCAGAGAATGCAGCAGTTGAGCATGTATCAGGCGGATCAGGAGATGCAGAGGAAGCTTGGTCAGAGCAAGAACATGAATGCCTTGCTCTTAATGTGTATCATGAGTCTCGGAGTGACTCTTTCGCTGGGCGTATTGCTGTTGCTGATGTGACTCTGAATAGAGTTGAAAGCCAACTGTTCCCTAGCACCATCTGTGAAGTTGTAAAGCAAGCCAACATGCGAACGAACTGGAAAGGCAATGTGGTTCCTGTTCGTGGCATGTGTCATTTCTCATGGTTCTGTGATGGGTTGAGTGATGAACCCATGGAACTAGATGCGTATGAAGAAGCACAAATCATTGCTGAGATGTCACTCAGAGGTGGTTGGAGAGGAATCTCAGAAGGTGCTACACATTATCATGCGACTTATGTAACCCCAAACTGGATCAATGATCGTGGCATGGTGCCTGTAGGTCGCATCGGAGCACATAAATTTTATAGGTGGCATTAAGTATAAATACTATGAAATAACCTAGAGTTTTTTTCATGGCATCTATTTCGTACACAGATCTTCTTAAACGTCAAAACGTTGAAGTCTTGGTAGATCGCGTAAATGCTAAAGGCGCTCTGAGTCTAGGTAATAAAGATGGAGGCGATTTACTCCATCTAACAGGAAAAATTAAGTACGGGTAAAGAAAGTAAAAATCCTAGCGCCGCTGAAGTTAGAATGTTTTTGGAAAATAAAAAATTAAGTGACAAATTAGAAGTTCATACCAAAGAAAAATCATATCAAGCGATTACCAGATTCTTCAAAGAAAAAGATTTTGGAGGCGTTGCTGCTAAAGCTGGCGGTCAAGGCACTGAAAGACAAGAAGAAGGTATCATCATAGAAATCCGAAAGGCTGTAAAGGCCAATGGTCCTACTAAAATCGTCGGAATACCACCGCGCTTTCTTATCGATGACGCCGCCAAGAATGAAGGGCTAAGTTCTATAGGGCAAGAGCCTTATATTGATGTCTATCTCATGACCAACAAAGGCAAGAAGATCGGTTGTTCTATGAAAGGCACCTCTGCTCCCTCATTAGCTGGTGGTGGTCTGGGTGGCATGAATGTTGTTGTTCCTCACCTGCCTCCTTTAGTTTATAAAGCCATACTCAAGCACCTCAAAAAAGAAGGGCATGGGCATGATGATGTAGTGAACAACGATGATCTACCAGATTTTTATATTCAAGTACCACCTGATGATGTTGAGGCTCTATTGAAAGGCAACAAAAAGATGGGTGGACCTATAGACTATATGTACATCGGTCCTATGGATGTTACCGCTAAGATGCAAGGCAGTCAATTGAAGCTTAATGGTAACTTCTATTCAATTGATGATTATATGAGAAAAATACCCAAGTTCTATTTTCGTGTTAGAAAAAGAGATCTTGACCAAGACAATATGGTTAAGATAGACTACAAAAATAAGAACAAAGAAGGGTTTCCAAAGGTGTTTGTTTCACCTAGAACAGGTAAAAATAATTTAAGAATCGTAATTGTAGATAAAGTGCCTGGTACGGGTAAGTTATTAAAGCTATAAGGAACAATAATGTTATCGTTAAATGATTTCATAACAGAACAGAAGAACACTCACATGACCCACATTGAGGACAAGGTTCTCTACGGTGGGGTTAACGGTACACGCCAAGCAATCTTTGCTCTACGTGATATGCGTGATATGTTAGGTGGGCATGGTGGTTCTGTGTCTGTCAAGTGGGACGGTGCTCCTGCGGTATTCGCTGGAACAGATCCCAGTGACGGCAAGTTCTTTGTAGCAAAGAAAGGTATCTTCAATAAGAATCCCAAGGTCTACAAAACTAAAGAAGATATTGACAATGACACATCTGGTGATCTCAACAAGAAACTTCAACTAGCACTTACGCATCTACCCGCACTTGGCATCAAAGGTGTTATTCAGGGAGACTTTCTGTTCGATCAATCTGAACTAAAGACTAAGACGATTGATGGGCAGAAGTATGTAACCTTTCATCCTAATACAATCGTCTATGCTATACCTGAAGCCCAAGCTGGAGCTGTCAAGAAAGCAAAGATGGGCATCGTGTGGCACACCACGTACACTGGCAGCACCTTTGAGTCTATGAGTGCATCGTTTGGTGTTGATGTGTCTAAACTAAACAAGTCTAGTGCGGTGTGGTCACAAGATGCATTTTTACGTGATCTTACGTCTGCTACTATGACTAAACGGGAGACCGCAGATGTTAACAAAACTTTATCGCAAATTGGAGTTCTTTTCAATTCTATTAGCGGGTCGACATTACGAACACTGGAAGGAAACCAAAACCTCGCACAACACATTGAACAATTCAATAACACCTACGTCCGAGCAGGGCAAATCATCGGAAACAGCAAAGCCCACACAGCAAAGTTAATCAAATGGATTACCGCCAAATATCAGAAAGAGATTGATGCTAGAAAGAGTGATAAAGGTAAGAGCACCCAGAAAGCCAAACTAGATGCCCTGTTAGTGTTCTTTTCTGACTCTAACAAAGAAAATTTAGCTAGGATGTTTGAATTACAGAAATTGATCGTACTTGCAAAATTAAAACTTATAAATAAACTTAATCGTTTGCAAAACGTAGACACTTTTGTCAAGACCAGAAAAGGTT